TTTGTTGGTCAATAGCATCCACATAATCACTATCAACAACTACATCCTCTAAATAATTTTCAGAAGAGGAATCTAAACTACATTCATAAGACTCTCTCTGAGTACCTCTATAATAAATGTTTAATGTAAAATCTGTCGCAGTTTCTCCAGCAATAATTTCTGCCTCAATATCATCACCCCAAGTACCAGGACTTAATGCAACTAACTCTATTAAATCAGCAGAAGTAGATTCTGTATCTTGAACCATATAAGAACTCGCCGCTGCAGATTCACTAGCAACTCTATGATAATATAACTGATTACCCTGTCTTAAAAACTCCATAGCTGCATGTGTAGCTAATGAATTTTCATCAAGGTCGCCTAATTTTCTAAAAAACTGATTTCTATTTGTAATAAAATGAGTTTCCCCAACCCCACCTTTTGCAGCTCCACCTACCATACCTACAATAGTTGTAGATATTGCAGCTACATAAGTTGAAAAATCTATTTCTCTAACTTCAATTCCAGGACTCACTAACATAAATTACACCTCCAATATTTATTCATCTTTTTTATCTTTAGTTTTCTTCGTTGACTTCTTACTACTAGTCTTCTTTGTCTTTTTTACTTCTTTTACCAATACCTTACGCTTTTTCTCTAATCTTTCTATAACAGGAGTAATCTCCTCTGTCTCTATAGTCTCTCTTGAAGGGAGAAATACCCTTTTATGATTACCATCCTGAACAACATCCAATGGATACTCTTGTTTCATTCTACTTCTAACTTCAAACATAGAACCATCCACCTCCTCTTTCTTGTCTTTCTCCACTATTATCTATAGCACTTCTGACAAAAAACTTATTTTATTTTACTCTTCCGGAAACTCTTCTGACTTATCTAAAACTTCATATTGAATATCCTGTGTTAATACCGTCTTAATATTCTTAAATCCAATTAATCTAGCCTCATGGATTCTTACAGGAATTGTCATTCTAAATATTCTACCTTTATCCTCAAAAGACATTAAATCAGTATTATCCATAATATCTTCCTCTAAAGTCAAGGAAAATTCAATAGGATGGTCAATCCCATCTATATTAACTTCAATATTCGGATTTTCTACCAGCCAAAATATAACTTCTGGAACCAGCTTATCAATATCTTCTTTTCTTCTAGTCCAAATATCTATCTGATAACTTAACTCCATCGGAATATCTTGAATAGTTTTATATTCAGAATTATCCTCAGCTTTAGAAACTATTGAACTACCTCTTCTTCTCTGAGATAAATTAAATCTTGCAGGATGAATATTGAAATCATCTCTATAAATTGAAATAAGAGGTAATTTAACTTCTCCTAATTGTTCCTCTGCTGTACTAAAAGCACCATCAGATTCTGCAATTATACAATTATCAAAAACACTTCTAAATTTATTTAACATTCCCTTATCATATATCTTTAAGCTACTACTCAATCTCTTCCCCTCCCTAGTCTAAATTATTCTCATCTTTATAATCATTCCAATACCTTCTTACATGCTTTCTCATATATCTTGCTATTGGTCGAAATAAAGGTCTAGGAGGGATTCTATCTGTACCATATTCTAACCATCTAGCTACCTTTAATACCTTAACTCCTGAATCTTTATATGATAAATAAGGATTTATACCGACTACCCATTTATTATTACTCCTATAGGCATCAATAGAATCTTTCAATAATCCTGTTGCCTCCCATTTCTTCAAACTCAAATTATGTTTTTTCTTATATCTCAAATAAGAAACTGATAAATCATCCCACCGATAATCATATCTACGCTTGTCTATAGCATCTACCAATAATTCTTTCATCTTATCAGCCATATAATGAGCGAACCTTCCAACATGGTGCGAATATTCATCTGGAATCATTCTAGAACCTGGTCTCCACTCTAAATCACTTACTGAGATATATACATACATAGGATTAGCCATCTATATCACCTAATTATCTTTCTTCAAGAATGTAAAATCAGTATCTTGGTCAGCATTTGTAGATACATCTTCCTCATAATCTGGTTCCTCTCTATCTGGAACCAATTTACAAACCCAAACATAATAACTACTAAATTTTACTTCCTCAATTTGATAATCTCTCTCCATCTCATTACCAACTAACTTAAATGGTAATTTAACTTTAGTACCTTTTAACACCTCTACATGCTCATCATTAATATCTTTTAGACTTATATACCCTAAAATTGGTAATAATTCATCTTCCTCATTATACCAATTAAGACTCTTTAAAACTTTAACATCAGGTCTTTCATCTAATATCAAGTCTATATCATGCTCTTGAAAATAAGCATAGTTAGGGTCATTCTGAAATGTTCTATCTGAATTTTCTTTATCAACTAATTGAATTGTTACTTCTGTACCTTTATGTCTAGCTGCCTCTAAAAACATTTTAGATAATAATGATATTTCTTTGTCAGTAGGGTCTAACTTTCCCACTCCTACCACCTACCTCTTATAATCTCTTATACACAGCACAAGAACGCTAGTTAAATTAGTTTATCTCTACTCATAATATAAACATAAGCCTATTAATAGACCTCTCTTATACTAGTAGTTTCTTCATCTCATCAACTTCCATATAAACTTCTCTATCTACACTCTCATCTTCAAATACCATATTTAACTTAACCATATTATTCTCTTCATCTAACTCTATAGCCTCAAATTCTACTTCATCAGTTCCACCTTCATAAACTAATAAACTAATATCCCATTTTGCTGTATTAGCTGTTGCGAAACCATCTTCCATTACACCTAACTTAACACCCTCCTCTAATTTAAGAGTATTATCCTTCTCTTTATTAGATTTTGAATTATTTACTTTCTTCTTATTAGATGTTTTATCTTCTTCTTTCTCTACAACCTTCTCTTGCTTTTCCTGCCCTTCCTGCTCTTCTTCCTCAGCCTGTTCAGATATCTTTTCTTCATATTTAATTCCATACTCTTCCTCTAGGAATTCATATACAGTAGAAAATTCTTCATCCTCTAAAGCTGTTTCAATACTCTCCGGAACTTTAAGAGCTTTCAGAATATCTTTCAATTTCAATACCTCATCATCTGATAATTCTATCTCATCATCAACATTAGTATTTACTTTTTTATTCTTTTCTTCTTCCTCTTTTTCTACAGTTTCATCATCTAAAGTTTCCATATTCTGCTTATAAGAATTCTTTCTTTTCTTCTTTAACATCTCCTGATGCTCTTTATCTATCTTATTTCCAGGCTCTTTTACCTTCTCAGTATTTCCAGTATCTGTAACCTCATAATTATAATCTTCATTTTTCTTCTTTTTAGTTTCATTTAATGCATTAAATATAGAGTTAACACTCATACAAAATTCCCTCCTTCACTATCTAGTCATAAAAAAGAAACCCTTACCTTCTTGCTCCAATTTATCTAATAACTCTCTTTTTTCTTCTTTACCTTCTTGGACTATATCTCTACCATCATTCTCATAAGGTGTGCTATTAACTTGAAACTTACCTCTTATTCTACCTAATGATTCTTTAGTCAATGCTAAAGCATATTTCTTAACCCAGTTAACATTTGTTTTATCTTTTAGATTATCAACTGCATGCTCTTTCATCACTTCTATAGTTATCTCACCATCATAATCATCTAAATATAACTTCCCAGAATTACTATCATATCTAAAAGCTCTATCAATATAATCTTCTATTTGAGAAATCCTATAGGGTAATGTTGACCTATCCATCATCTTAGAATAATCCCTAGTTCTAAATAAATCTATTGTAGATTGAGAACCTCCTGTAGAATGAGTGTTTGAAAATACCCTAACCACATCTACTATATCTCTATCTGATAAATCTACCACCTCACCAGCTGTTTCTGAGATGAAATCAGTTTCATCAATATAAGGTTCTATTTCATCCAAAGCATCATCAACAAAACTCTCTATAGTCTCTGCAGGTACTTCTATTTCAACCCCATCTGACCCTAGTTGTTTTTGGATTCTAGATACCATTTCACTTTTTGTCATAATATCAGTCCTCTAATCTAACTTATTCTTTTAATTTAGCTAGAATATCCTTTGCTAAATTATCTATTTTCTTATTCCAATAATTACCGACATCTAATTCTTCAGCTAAATCTCTAACTTCTTCCTCTTCCATTTCTTTTAGCTTATTTTCTGTAATATCAGCATATTTATCTTCTTCCTCAGACTCTTCTTGCTTTTCTTGCTCATCCTGTATTTCTTCCTCAGACTCTTCTTGCTTTTCTTGCTCATCCTGTATTTCTTCCTCTACAGTTTCATCTACCTCTTTTACTTCTTCATCCTTAACTTCCTCTTCATCAGCTAAATACTCTTTTAATTCATCTGTTCTACCTTCTTTTCTAAGATAGTTTTCATACTTCATCAGATGTAATCCATTTTTAGCTAACTGACGATAATAATTTATATCATTCTCGTCTAAATCATAAATATCAGTATAGATATCTCCGGGTTCCAATCTAATCTGAACACTCATATTATTATGAGGTCTCAGAAATACAATCTTTCTCCCATTATTCTCTATTACATATCTGTCTTCCATTTAAAAACACTCCCTTTTATATATTGAAATTTTATATTTATAGTAATAAAGGGATAGGCAATAAATTACCTATCCCCTTTCATAATTCATTCTTTATTTAACTACTTATCAACTTTCTATTAAGTAGTTGTGATATTACCACTAACGAATACTCTATTATTAAGCATACGCTTACCATAACTTGTAGCAAATCCTCTTCTACCAACGAAATCTTCCATCATAAGTAGAGAAGTTGCGAATACAGGTAAATATGGAGCATATACATAACCAGCATCTAGGAATAAGTCTCCTTTAAATCCTACAAGATATTCATACTCTCCGTAGAATGGATTCTTATATACCTTCCACTTGTTATCTAAAACACCTGCAAGGTGTGGTCCAGCTAATGTACCAACATCATTTGCCTTATAGCGAGGTTCTCCAAGTGATTCAAGAACATCTGCACCCTTCTTACCTACTACAATATAATTACCTACAGCTCTGCGAGTTTCTTGGAAAATCTGATTACTTGCAGAAGAGATTTCAGAAATGAAACTTTCTCTATGCTCTCTCTGACTAATATAATCAGGTCTAGTCATATTCCAACTAGAACTTAGACCAGCTTGCTGATAGAGGTCATTCATAATTTCTCCATCAATCTCATGCTTAATCTCAGAAGAGATAGCCTCTAACAATGCCTGGTCAATATCAATACCTTGACTCATCTTAAGGTCATAAGCAGAATCGAAAGCATAAAGAGCTTTTAACTTTCTAGCTCTAGCTGTAACAATTCTCTCACTAACTTTAAGATTAACTTCAGGAATTGTACTTGGAGCTGCCTCTAAGTTATACTGATAAGTAGCTTCAGGTGGATTAGCAGCATTTGAACTTAATGTCAAGCTGAACTCACCAGAACTATAATCAATAGAACCGGAACTAACTCCTGAACCAGTCAGATTACCCTGACCATCATCAGTAGCTGTACCGCCACCAAAATCAATACTAACAGTACCAGGTCTTAATGGAACATAAGCTAAGTTACCAGTATAATCTGTCTCACCAGCATCACCTAACTGCTCATTTTCCACATACTCACTAGAATACTGATTAGCATCGTAACCTTGTGGACCTGCTTGATATGGTCCAGCCATTGTGTCGCCTTTACTGATATTACCTTTATCAGAGCCATACAGATATTCTAGGTAAAAAATCTGACCTAACTTCTGCTTTAAAGGCTGAACACTAACGATATCTTCAGCAATCAGATTAGGCATAACTGCTGTTACAATATCAAAAGCATACTTCTTAAATGGACCTACATCTACAGGCTGTGTAGCCTCATAAACCTGCTCAGCTTTATTTAACTGAGAGTGTGTATTTTCTAAAACAATACCTAACTTTAGACCTTCCTCATCACTAAAATCATTATCTACAGATTGAACTGCTTTAATATTATCAGACCACTTCTCAAAAATCTCTTTACTCTCACGAGTTCCATGTGCCTCAATAAGGCTTTTCATTTTCTTTCCCATTTTAATTTCCTCCTATATTTATTTACCTCTTACACTAGAAACTAATCTAGTAAGGTTATCTATTTTATCATTATTTTCATTATCTTCATCTAATTTATCATTTTTAACCTCTATAGGTCTATCAAACTT